CCCACGTCGAACTCCATATCCTTCTTCCCAGGTTTCCAACCCCTAGGCACCCAGATAGGTCGTTCCCTTTGACCGATATGACTATAAACTCGAGAATGATAAATCACCCACTCGTTTATAGCCCACTTCAGCAAGATTTCATCGTCAAATAACTCTTTCAAGAAAGGAATACCAATCAGGAATGAATCATCTAACTCGATCTCGGCCTCCGTTTCGGCCACATCTCTAATAATTTCTGGTTCAGTATCTTTAGGCACTAGTGTAAGCCAAGATACGCGAGAGGACCACTCAAAGGTCCTCTCAGCAATATCCTTAGGAACGTCACGAAATTTGAGTAACTCAAATCCCGTACGTGGCAGACCCTTAATGAAAGAGTACTCTTCGCAAACTCTATTCCCGCGAATGAAATTTTGTATCTCATCAACGAAACGTCCAAGAATGCTTAAAGTATCCTTCGTAGGATCCAACCCGCACCCAGAAGGGTACTCCCTAACTAAACTTCTCCCCGCCAAAATCTTCCTATGTCTCCATAAGAAAACCTCGACAGCTCGAAGATATAGCCGGCCTGAAAGATGTCCGTAGAAAGCCGAAGCTGACCCCTGGACATCCTTTAACACCTGCGAATCTAGACAACCTAGACGTACAACCGGTAAAAGCTGTACCCCTTCTTGACCGAGCCAGAAATATGTAGAGTTCAGCGAAAAGAACCTACCATGAACAAATGTTTTTGCACTCGATAGTTTAAGTCCCAAATTGCCCACACCTTCCTTCCACCTTTCGTAATCCACCTGATTACCATAAAAAACGATGTCATCGCCATTAATCCGAAGATAATTGACGTCGAAATCGGGATTCATAAAAGTGAAAGCGAAATAGTTCTGTAAACAAAGAAAAGGAAAACTCAAGAGAGACCCCATGAGTTGACCCTTAGTATGTTGGTGAACTACCCCGTCGGTGCCTTCAATCTCAGTACGTAGAGATCGAAGAGCGAATTCCTGTATGTGCTTCGGAATTCCCGGGATCAATTCGAATATCTGCATCAAAGCCCGCTCCTGGACTATGATGGGCAAATTATCTGTAGCACTTTCGTAGTCACCGGACACCAAGATTTTATTTGGCGCAAGACTCCAGTGAAAACGGGTAGGGTCAGCTTCCCCCCGAAGTAACCATGGCTCACATGAAATCATGTCGTAACATAATTTATGGAGAGGACTGAGCAAATCATGCTCAACCCCATTCACAGTTATTCCGCGGCTCTTGCCCTTTGCGTGGACTAACGAGTATTTAACTCGAGGACGA